TGTAGTTGGATCAGGAAAGCAGATGGTCCTAGACAGACGTAGTCGCGTTCTTGGCGAATGTTTAAGAGATTTGGAATTGGCAATGCCAGGGGAGGATCCTCAGGACGTTCAAGAGTTGTTTAAATCGGTTAACCGACAAAAACTCTCGAGAACGGTCCGGAGTATCTCCGTCCCCGTCAGTCACGGTGGTCTTTCATTTTCTTGGGGCTTGCCCCTAACTACAAAAAAGAGTGAGCGAACAGCTAAGCTGTGTTACTTACACGATTTGTTTAAGAAAATGGAACCCATGAAGGACTGTATTTCAATTCCATATCTCTCAATCGGAGAGAAAAATGTTTCAAGCATGAAGGAAGAAGAAAGGATTTTCAACGAGCCAGTGAGTTCGAGTGAATATCATGAGGATTTTTTAAAAACCGTAGATATTCAACGAGTCACTAAACGTTGCATGACTCATTCAGGCCTTCGAGAATTACTTCTCGATCAGCCTTTAGAGTCCATGCCATCCTTGAGTTTTCTTCATGCATACCAAATTCCTTGCTCGGACCATAAAGTCAGAAAAGAATTGCAAGTTGCAATCGATTCTCTCTTTTTGGAACGTTACCTCCAGGGAGGCCAGGAGTTTGGTTATGAAACATTTCGTAGGGAATTCCTGCTGACAACTATGAATCTGTCATCGAATACCGAGAAAACTGTGAAACACTTAGTGTCTCTTATGGATCTCGATGTTCGTCCTGATTTCCTTAGGTATGTCAATCTCAATTTTGACCCCATTGCTTTTGACTCAGGTACTTTTAAAAAGAACCTGGGTTCAGCTCTGAAGCCGAAAGAGTTTGACTTACCTGTGGAAGTTGAGGATTTTGATGACTTTTCTAAAGAGGTCGAGGAAACCTTTAAGAGTCAGTGTATAGAGTTAGGGCTCCACCCAATGGGTGGTTCCTTATCTCCTGTCACTGTCTTAGAGGTTTCTCCTCTTCTTCTTTAGAAAGATTCGGGTGACCCCTTACTAGGGGCCACCAGTGTCAGTAGGAAGTGCAGAATGGTATTGGTAGATCTAATTCAACCGATACAGTAATGTTAGGTTTGCAGATTGAAGTTCTCGAGCTCAGCTCGATCACTTCTTTACACTAACATTACAGTAATCAGAATTTCTTTTCAGAAATTCTAATTACAAGGGTCCCACTGCAAGGGAAGAGCGTTAGAAACTCTGATTTTCCGG